GGCTGGCTAAACGTGTGGGCGTTCAACTCAGCCACTACGGCATCGGCAATCTGAACGGCTACGGCAGTCATATTGCACCTTGTTGTTCAATCTGCTTGGTGTGGACGCGAAAGGTTTTGCGAAACGCGTCGGAGTATCGCCAGCAAGGCGTTTTGTCGGGAGCGGACACCTCGTAAACAAAACGCTGCTGGTTTTGTGTCTCCCGGATCTGGTCGCCGCGCTGGGGTTCTTCTTGTTGGCCGTTAAAAATCAAATCCGCTGTCAGGATCAAAAAATCCCGAGATTCATGCCGCACCAATACTCCATAGCCATCATCAACCTCGAAAGTGGTTTTTCCGATCGTGGCAGGCAATTCCACGGACCGTTCGCCCCGCACGTAGGTGACCACGTGCGAGGCGAATTGGGTCCGCTTTGCCTCCAACCAATCGGAAGCCTGTTGCAAAAGGTCAGCCATCATCCTCCCGCCTCTCCTACTGGCTCAACCGAACTCGTACCGTCGTATCAGCGTCGGCTGCGGCCGTGACCGTCTTGCCAAGGAGCTTATTGGCCCCGGAGTCGTCGTCGGCCTTGGCCTTCTTGTCGGTCGCGTCCCAATAGACCTTGGTTCCGGCGGCGATAGCTGAGCTGGCGCTGGTCGCCTTGGGAAAATCGAACACGCCGGTCACGGCCAGCGATCCAGGCGTGTTGGCTGCGATCGTTGTTTTGGCCACACCGATCAAATCCCCTTGCACGACGACATCGCCGGCGGCGACATCGGAACTCGGGGTATAGTCAACGGCGTTGCCGTCATGAGAAAACACTGCAAGTGCCATGAAAAAGTTCTCCTATGATGATGTGCAAAACACAAAGATTTCTTTCCACGAAGGACACAAAGTTCACGAAGGATGTTCTTCGTGTCCTTTGTGCCCTTCGTGGATCATCCGCTTTTAGACTTCGCCTTTCGATTTCACTCCTGCACGGGATTCTTGCAAGTTGCAGCCAAAATCATGGTAACCGCGGAGCTGGACGCCAAGTACCGAGAAGTCGGCCTCGGCCGTCTCGATCGTCGGGGACTCCTGGCCGTTGAGGAACGCGACTTCGATCACGGACACGTCGCCCGGGTCGGCCAACAGGTACCAAGCCTTCGAGGAATAGCCCGTGTAGTGGCTGTTGGTCAGGTAGCGGCTGACCTCGGCCCGGAACTTCCCCTGGTGCGGGTTGGCGATCGGGTATTTTGTGCTGGACGTGGTGTCGCGCAACTCGACAGATTTGTAGAGTTGCGTGGCCATCGCGCTCAAAGATGTTGGGACCAACAGGATCGACGGCATGATGCCAATCGGTTTGCCGTCGCTGTCGGTCAAGTCCATGAAGGCGACTTCCGCCTTGGTTAGCCCATCGATCGTCAAAGCGGTGTCGGCACCGGTCAGATAGTTTTTGTTGTCGGCCGTGAAGAACGTCGAGTTCTTCATGAACGTGGACCAAAAAACGTCGTTGATCTTCAGGCCGGATCCGCGGCCGAGTTTTCGGGGGACCGTGGTGATCGCGCCGAGATCGTCATTGATGATGTCGCGGCGGTCGATCGCTAGCAGCAGGCCATAGGTGTCGGCCTTATTCGTGTAGGTCTCGTTCCCGAGCGTTCCATGTTTCAGCTCGCCGCCGGGCGGGACCTGCTCGTACTGATCCTTGCCGATCAAGCGATAGCTCGTGACCGTTTTGAAATCGGACACATTCCGCACCGCGCAGATATTGCGCCACGTCCGCTCGACCGCAAAGAAACCCTCCAACAAGAACTTGTTCGCCACGTTCGAGAGGATGCCGCCGATGTCGACCGTCGAGAAACCAGCCTCCAACTCCGGCTTGAACGCGAACCGCATGATCGAACGGCTGTCACGGAAGCTGCGTCCCGTGTAACCGTTGGCCCAAGCCGCTTCCAACAGAAGCTCTTGTAGGCCGATCCCGCCTCGAAAACGTTTCTGGGCTGCCTCGAGCGTCCGCTCCTCAAAAAGATTTTCGACGCCGTCCAGTTTCGCAGTCAACAGACACGCCGCTTCCAGCAAGCTGCCGTTGACCGTGTTATCGACCACGTGCGCGGCCGGAGCTGTCGGCCGCCCGCGACGCAACACCTCCAACTCGCAACGCGTCTCGTCCCAGCCCTCGCGGATCGCCTGGGCTTCAAGGTCCGGATAGCGGCCCGCACAGATACGCCGCATGGCGGCGATGCGGTTGGTCTCCGCAACCGCCTCGGCACGCATCCGCTCGATCGCCGTCTGGCCGGTGACCGGTTGCTGCGGCGCGGTCGCCGCATTGGCTGCGACGGCTGCGGGGGAACCGCCGGGCTCCCCGGAAGTCGGGGAATTGGCGTCTTGAGCCGCGTCCATATATATACTGTCTGCCATCGAGGAATTCTCCTGCTTGTAGGGGGTTGCTAAAGCCGCCACGCTCGCACTGGTCTGGCCGTCGGCCCCAAGGTCCACGAAGCTGATTTCACCCAAGGTCGACTTGCGAACGACGTTCAAGGGTCCCAAGAACTCGCGGCCGTTGACCAACACCTTCTGGTCGGGCTTGATGAACTCGTACTCTTCCACGCCAGCGCCGATTGACGCCTGCCACGGGAATCCGTTGCGCGCGGAGGTGACGATCTCTCGCGCCGCGGCCGTATCGCGCGAGACTACGCCATTGGCCAGGAGCTTTCCTTCTTCGATCCGGATCGTGTCGGTATGGCCAACGCCGCTTTGCATGTCATGGCCGAACCGGATCGGGCGATTTTGGGACGGGATGCCGAGCCCGGCAAGATCCACGACCAATGGCCACCGCCAGCCGGCGATCCGCATCACGCCGCCGGTATAGGCGACCATCGAAAACTTAGGCAGCTTCGGTTTTCCGTCGGCCGGCGGTTCGCCATCCGCGGCCGCCTCGATCGTGATCGCCCCGGGTTCGCTCACCAAATTGAGCAGCCCGCCGGCCTTCAGTTTCGACTGCCGCTGGCAGAGGGCACGGCGCTGGGCGGTATCGGGGAACTCCCTGACCATGATCGGATCGGCCATGCATCGGGCCATAAACTGATCGTGCGTCTCGTCGATGTTTCGAATGGGAAGCGGCATTTTTTTCATTCCTCCTTTTGGGATGGTTCGTCGTTTTCGTCGTCCGTAACAGAAACCGGTGTCGGTTGGGCCTGGGCAACGGACAGGCCCAATTTGTTCATCAATGCAACTTCTTTCGCCCGCTGTCGCAGTTCACTCTCCCAATCGCGACCTTGCCTGGCGTATTCGTAGGCCAATGTGGTCGTGTGGTTCGAGAGCCGTGTGGCCTGGGCATTGGCCTCTTTGGCCGGATCCACATGCTCCTGCCCGTCCCAAAACCACTGATGCGTCAGATCTCGGAATGTGGCCGTTCGCAGCGATGTCGGCAGAAAGCCGCTGATCAGAATCGCTTCGTCCAACCAGGCGCGAAGCACACGATCAAGGATCGTTGCGCCCATCTGCGCCTGATCGACGCGGATCGATTTATAATAGGTTTGATGATCGAGCCGGCCGCTGGCGTAGTTGTAACCCGAGGAGTTTCCGCAAGCGACATTGAAAGGCATGTTGAGACACCGGCAGATTTCGTTTAGGATTTCCTTCTTGAACTCGCCATATGTCGTCGTCGGTTGCTGAGCTTGCACTTGGCCGAGTCGCCATCCGCCCGGCAACACCGTTGCCATGCGGCGTTCCAATTCGACCAAGTCCATCGGCTCGACTGGATCGGCCTCGCCGTTGGCCGGAGCGTCTGTATACAATACAGCCGCAAAATCCGCCGCCGTTTCGGCTGCGGCCAACACGGCTAACGTGTAACGACGCAACTGTGCGAAAAGCGGCAAGGCCGGTGTGATCTCGGGAATGCCACGGTTCTGTCCCGGCCGGTCCGTACGGAAGTAGTGGACCATTGCCACGGCGGGGATGCGATCGAAGTCGAGCGACAACCGTGAAAAGCCCTCGCCCGGATGGTTTTTCAGGACGTGGTATTCGACCGGATTGCCGAAGGCGTCGAA